GAGAATTGGATTGAAATTAATGAGATATAAGAGAATGTATAAAAAGAAAAATAAATTTGAGAGGTAAAACCATAAGAAATAAAGAAATGGTATATTGATCAAGTTATAAATGGGACGTAATCCTCAGGTTCATAATCAATCGCACTTTTCGCTGCATCATAAACTTGCCTTTGCATTAACACTTCCATCGTCGGAAAACCTCTCATCAACTCCTCAATTGTAATGTTAGCCTTACGCATAAGTCTAGCAACACTGGAGTCTCGATAGTCTCCTTCCAAATACCTGGAATACCAGGCCGCACAATCTATCTTATAAAATTGCATTAAATAATGATAGATATATTTAACAAATTCATATGCAGGTTGATTAGTTCCTTTGGAATCGTAGGCATGCCCTATACATGCCATTACACAGTCCTCTGGGGTCCTTGGTTCACCTTTCCCGTGAGCCAGCCTCATGACAGTTTTCTTCATACTCTTGTATGATAGGACTGGTGGATATCTCGGATCGGAATTCTTAATAAAGGTTCGCTGTAAAAAAACCACTCCTTGATATATAAAATCGCCTGAACCATCAGGCTCAGAGAGAAACCTCACTCCTCTCTGAATTTCCTTAAATTCCCATCGCCACATAGCTTCCGTAAAGTGCCAGAATCCATCAATATTAATTATGTCCGCTAAGGAGATTCTTCGTCCTAAAACAAAATTATCTCCATAAGCGCATACAGGGATTCTGCCTGCTTTTAGCTCATGCATTATCTCAGCTGCACGAGTTGGGTTCATGGTGATTACATAACTTAGATATAGTGCAAATGCAAACAACAATATCCATGAATCACCATGCGATGTGGCATAACTTCCGCTCGGCATGCAGCCCTTCATAATCACCCAAATATCATCGAACTGATGAACTACTTTTACAGCTAAATTGACCCCCCAAAGCTTCACGAGGGCGTCAAATACAGCTTGCATTGATTTACTTGTTCTATCCGGGTTTATATAATATCGAGCTGCCGCAGCATACAATTCAAGTAAAGCAACATGTATGCTGGAGTCCTGAGCTCTAAGATCAGAAGTATCATAAGTCATTAAGGTATCATCGTACTTAAAATAATTCGCCATCCCCCAAGAGCCTCCAAAATCTGTTTTATGACCTATTCTAAGGGCCATTCCTCTTTCCTTTTTCTGCCGCCACCCTTGTGTTATAGCTCCTAGCTTATAATCCACATAGGACATTATGAAGAACTCTCGGGCTTTTTCAGAGAGCTTTGC